ATAATCATGTTTTTCCTGTGGGGTTTCGTATATCCAAATATTCTCTTTATATTCTATAGGGTCTAGTGATTTCTGTGCCAGTAGATGATTTGCATCTATAAGGGTATTACCCCGTCCATGGAAAGTATTACCAAATTCTTGCTCGAATTGTAATTCAGATGTATTGGATATGGTTTCTTTTTTCCAAGCTTCATCACGCCCTGGTACGTCCCACCAATCTACTCGAAACGGCTTATATTCATTTGTACTCTGCGAAGCACCTTCCCATATTTTATGATATACATTACCAATACCATTTGCTGTAGAGGTAATAATAACCTTTGTATCTTTACCAGAAGATACCACAGGATAAGTTGATGTATAGAATTGTGCATCATTCTCTACAAACGCAAACTCGTCTAGGAATAGTAAGTTAATAGAAAGACCACGAATGGATGAACCCGATGTGGCAGCTGCCATAATCTTTGAATTATTTGAAAACTCGATCGAGCCTTTATTTAGTGCCTTACATCCAGGTTGCAAAAAGAAGGGTAAATTCTCTAATGCCAGAGTCACCCTCGCTAACATTTCTCTTGCAGTTGCACCTTTGTTTGCAAGTATTGCAATGGTCTTTTCGGGATGAAAACACGCATACCATAAAAGATATACGACCGAAGATATGGATTTACCTGACTGTCTACACGCTAAAACTATGGTAAATCTGTTATCATTGAAGTGATGAAACATCTTTTCCTGATAAGGATATAAATCAAAAGGTACTAATCCTCTATCCAAAGATATAACTTTAATATATGTACGCGCGAAATATGCAGGATCCTTCATGCACTTGGCATATTCTAATACTTCTTCTTTAGTGAATTGTGTTTCTACGCCATCTCTTTTTACAGAAGGATTACCTAGATACCCAAATTCGCTATTCTTTATCCTCTGCATGTTCTATAATCTTCTCATTATTTTGTGCTAGTAACCTTTGTAAGTCTGTGGTAGAACCAACAAAGACATTATTATTTGTTACTTGTCTTTGTTCTTCTTCCTTTTCTTCTTTGTTTAACTCTTTCTTGCTCTTTTGTAGAGACATAAGTTTTTCGGTAGTATCTCCTAAATTTTTAATAGTAGTGGATAATACCTCGAAGGCTCTAGGGTGTTCTGATTCTCTTGCCAATTCAGATAGGACATCAAGAGAACGGACTCCAGTATTAATTAAGTCTCTATAGGTTTCTCGCGAGAATTCATAATCATCTTTTATATCCTTATCTATTTTCAAGGGTCTATCCTTTTTAATAGTAGGCAAATTCTTTTCCAAAGAGGCTTTTAGTTTATCTTTCTTTTCCATAATTATACCCATTCAGTTAACTAATTGTAGTAGTTACTGTGTAATTATCATCCTCATCTGCACCAGCTGGAGTAATAGTAAAGTCCATATTTTCTAATATCTCAGCACCACCTGCATCGTTATTAAAGTCTATATTAACTTCTCTAATAACTCCCTGATTACCGGTAGGGCCAAAGAATTTCATTTTCATTGTGAAATCAAGTTGATATATAAGAGCTCTTCTCGTTAAGAAATCTCCCTCATAATCATCACTAATAGTAACTGCAGTTAATATAATAGGCACATCTTGTTTATATGCAAACCCAGTTACTGGCGTAATAGTGACTGTATATTCTGGTTGAAAGTAGGGTAAAATTTGTTCAACTACTTGTAAACCATCATCTTGATTCTTTGCCATAACATATAAAGACATATTAATATTATATGCTACTTGATGTTTAATTGTCTTTTTCTTCGTTACATCTGATGCATGACTTTCTACTATAACGTTTCTTTTTGTAAGTTTCTGTGTAGAGTCAAGTTCCAATGAGGTAATTTCAAATGCCATTCTAGGTAATTTAATTGCCATAGAAGCATCTGCGCCTGAACTCTGATCAAGTCTGGCTAAAAATTTCTGTTTAGGACCATATGCAAGTGGTACTTTTATTTGGTTTACAACCGAACCATCAGATTTAGCTCTAATTACATTAATGTTATTAAATATAGTACCGAAGACTGCCACGGCCTTTCTCATTGTTGAATGATAAAAATGTGATCCAAACATTAGTAAGTCTCCGATGGGTCACCAAATGGATTGGTTTCTGTAAAGTCCAAGAACCCATCTGCTTCTATTTCAAATGAATAATTTTGTGCATTTCCATCTAAAGCAAATGAACCACTTTCTTCTATTCCGTGAACATTAGTAATGAAACACACATTATTACTTTCACTACCTACAAGCCCTATACTATCTGAAACTAAGAATTCTCTCATTTCCCCACTTGAACCAGTAACACCTACATTAATAACTGTAATGTCTGCAGTTATTGACGATACTTTATCAACCGAAGATACTTCTCCACTAACTACAATAGGAGGTATCCCCACTACAGGCGGCCCTACTGAATAATCAGAAGATGCTGCAACCAATGTTTGTGATACAGTTTCCCCCTTGGTAAAGTGGTTATTATTGGTAACCGAAACAGTAAGTTTGGTTTGATATGCCTCTAGTGCTGCCAGATTATCTATTGAAGTAACACCTGTATCAATCTGCTCATCACTATATTCAAAGAGAGAACAAGTTAATTTATAAACAGGTAAATTAGATAACTGATAGAAAGGTTGTTCATGTTCTACAAAAGTAATTTCAAAGAATGAATTAGATAAAGGTAGAAATATTAAATCGCCTTCCTGTGGTCTTACTGTAGAGAGTGAATTATTATATAACCCTATTAATCTTTCCCACTGACGTTTAGAAATAATAAAGTTAGCCTCATCTCTAATTTCTAAACCAAATTTTTGGTATAGGTCTCCAGCACCTTCAAAGCCATCTTGATTTTCAATATATGCTTCAATCAGATATGCATCATCAAATTTTGAGGCAGGATCCTCTCCTAAAATATTATCTCTATCAACTAGAGTTCTAGGGATATAATAGACATCTTGCCCAAAAATTTTGAGTGATTCAATAACCAGGTCTTCATACAGATTTTGTTCCGATCTGACTGCCTGACTGAAATATACATTTCTAGGCATCTGTTACCCCGTATAGAAATCGACTGGTTGTTCCCAATTCAATCTGACTTCTTCAGTTAATTTTTCTATGTCTTGTTGTGCATCTTCATAGATTTGTCGACCATTAAACTGAACTCCACCTGGCATAGTCATACCTTCAAATTTTAATAAGTTTTGACCCCATTGTTGTTTGATAAGTGCAGTCGCATACTTCTTTAAATAATAATCATTATATACATCTGTATAAGTATCAGGATCAATAATTCTATAACATTCAATTACCAGATATTGACCAACTGCAACTTCGTGGGCCCAATCCATATCTATTCGTAATTGATTTTTATGTCTTTCAAATGAAATGTGTTTATCATCTGAATCCATTATTCTATCCAGTAAAGATAACCACTGTTGTGTCATTTCGTAATCGACCAAAGAACCTAAGAAGCCAAGATTATATACATCATTTAAGTGTATTTGATACTTGACGTCAAATAGATTATTAGTAGACATAGTATCTCTAATTGGCATGACTCTTACTACGTCTGTAACTAAATCATTAATGGCAATATAACCATTGTCCATATCATCTTGGGTTATTAAGTGTTTAAGATATACCTTCTCTATAGAATCACTGTGATATGTCTGATAGAATTGTAGAGCTTCATCAACTCTATCCTCTACTTGATCATCATCAACATTAATTTCAACAACAGGAGCACCTAAGCTTCTAAGGCAATAATCTATAAATGTTTGTCTTGAATTTGGTTTTGCCATATTACTTTCCTTTAATACTATTTATAATGGTTGTACTATGGAGTTATTTCTTCAAGTGTACCATCCCATGGGTCTGGTAACGGATCTTGATTAGACCATGTTCTTACAGCATCTATAAATGTATTCATTGTGGTTAAATTATCACCACCCTCTCTTGTTATATTACTTTGTTTCCATAAGGGATAATATTTTTCTATATGTTGTCCTGCAAACCAATTAATGTCAGCAACATCCCATTCTACTGTAATATTATCTTTTGTATGAATTAAATTAAAATCTTCGTCATAAACATTTTTTAATGCATCAACCTCTTCCTGATTTGTAAAGTCATATTTCCCTGCAAGAAATTTATAAATTATTAATCCGTCTTCTTTAATTAACATTAGTTATCTGCTCCACTGCTTGCACCAGCCATTCCATGAATTATTATAGCG